GTTGTCCCTTTTGTCCCCGGACGTGGGATTAGAATTAAAACAGAGATAAAGGCGACAAGGGGGCGAGAAGGTGGCTGAAAAAAGTGCTGCCGAAAAGGCGAAAACGGAACTAAACCCGAAAAAAACGGAACGAAAGCCGAAAAAAGCGGCAAAAAATGCGACAAAACGGGAACAAAGTGCAAAAAACGGCAGCAAGGCGGAACAATGGCTTACCGATGACGGGAAAATGCTGTGCCGGGCATTTATGCGGGACGGTCACACCGACGAGGAGCTGGCGGAGTATATCGGAATATCGACTGCAACGCTTTATCGGTGGAAAAACAAATATCCCGATTTTGCCGAAAACATAAAGACAAGCAAGGCAGCCTATGACGTAACGGTGGAAGAATCGCTCCACCGAAGAACGGTCGGCTTTAAGGTTGCTGTGAAAAAGCATTTTAAAATCAAAACGACAAAGCTTGACAAAAAGACGGGGCGGCGATATGAGACGGAGGAGCTTGTTGCGGCCGAGGACGAGGTTTATATCCCCGCCGACACGACGGCTCAGATATTTTGGCTGTGCAACCGACTGCCCGAACGCTGGCGCAGACAGCAGATTGACACATCGGCGCCCGAAAGCGAGCGCGACGAGGCTTTGCTTTTACAGACGCTTGCGGCGGCTTCGAAGGCGACGGACGAAAAGAGCGGGAAAACTTAGTGAAATTTAAAAAAGCGGTGAAAAAATGACTTTTAAACAGCTTTCAAAAAAGCAGCTGCAAATTTTTTGTTGGTGGCTTAAGGACGATTACAAGGCACTGCTGTGCGACGGTGCGATAAGATCCGGCAAAACCGTTTGTATGATTACGAGCTATATCATTTGGGCGATGAGCAACTTTAAAGGCTGCACGTTTGCCATCTGCTCGAAAACCGTGGCATCGTGCGAGAGAAATATAATAACGCCTATGCAGGGTATTGCGGATCTTAAAAAGCTTTACAAAATGACATACCGCCGCAGCGATCACCTTTTGACGGTGAGGACAAAGGAAAAGCAGAACTTTTTTTACATATTCGGCGGCAAGGACGAGAGCAGCTACACGCTGATTCAGGGTATTACCCTTTCGGGCGTTCTGCTTGACGAGGTTGCG